CATAAAGAAATCAGCACAAACCAAACCAGCAACAGTAGAGGAAACAAAATAATGGCCCGTATTGTCCTAACAGATGCTTCAGTTGTAATCAACGGCATCAATCTCAGCGAGTTTATTACGAGCGTGGCGCTTTCAACCAGTGATGATGTTGTTGACACAACAGGTATGTCCTCAGCAGGGGCGCGTACCCGAATTGGTGGGCTTGCTGATAACTCAGTTACATTTGAATTTAATCAGGATTTTGCAACATCAGGTCCTGAAGTAACTATCAACGCAGTTGGTTCTTCACTTGTTGGAACAGTTACAACTTGTGTTATTAAGCCAACATCAGCAGCAGTTGGTGCAAGCAACCCAAGTTACACATTCTCAGCCTTGTGCGCAGAATGGCAGCCACTTTCAGGCGCAGTTGGAGAACTTGCAACAGTTTCAACAACTTGGCCAATTTCAGGCAACATTACAAAGGCGGTTGCATAAATGCCACGCTTAGTATTAACAAATGCTTATGTGCTTTTTGCAAGCAACGACATCTCGCAATATGTGACTTCAATAGGACTTTCAAGTAGCGTAGATGTTGTTGAAACCACGGGCCTCGGCTCATCAGCTCGCACACGCGTTGGTGGATTGTTTGACAATCAACTAACTGTTGAGTTCAATCAGGATTTTGCAGACAATGCCCTTGAAGAACTTATCAATGGCACATCACTTGCAACATCAACTGTTGGAACTTCAGTAGCAATGGAGATTCGACCAGTTAACGGTGCAGTCAGCGCAAGCAATCCAAAATACACATTTAACGCTTTGATCGCAGAATGGCAGCCACTTTCAGGTGCCGTTGGTGAATTGGTAACTGCAAGTGTAACTTGGCCAATCTCAGGCGTTATTACAAAAGCAATTTCATAATCTACTAAGGGGGAAAAGATGGATGGATTAGCAGTAAAGATAAAGACAACTGATGGTGTTGAGGTGTCATACAAACTAACACCTCGCATTATTGTTGCATTTGAACAACAGTTTGGTGCAGGTATGCCTAAACTTTTGGGTGAGCAACAAAAAATTGAACATATCTATTGGTTGGCTTGGAAAGCAATGCAGGTAAATGGAGTTGTTGTTAAACTTTTTGGCCCTGAATTCTTAGATACTATCGTTAGCGCCGAATTGGACAGTGATAGTTCTTTCGAATCCACCGCAACAGTTTAACTTATACGATTGCAGCCGTTGCGGTTGAAACTGGTATTCCCATCAGTGATTTGTTAGATGCTCCCGAAGGAATCCTTGAAGCAATCACGATCTATATGAAGGAACGAGCTAAAGCCAATGGCTGATGAAGTAATTGTTCTTACAGGTATCAAGGAAACTTTAGATGCGCTTAAAGAGTTTGATAAAGATGCGGTTAAACGCTTCAATAAAGTTATCAATAATGAATTAAGAGGCGCGGAGCGCGATGCAAAAGGTTTAATCAGTGAGGACCCACCGATGAGTGGCTGGCGTAAGGCAGATGCTGCCAAAGGCCGCACTCGCGGTGGCGCTGGTTGGCCTGGGTGGAACGCTGGAGAAATCAAATCAAAGATTACTAAGACAAAAGCCCAGGGCAAAGTTCGTGGTGATTACACAACAAGTGCTGGTGCTTTGCTTAACAAGTCTGCAGCAGGTGCAATTTTTGAAACTGCTGGCCGTAAAACTCAGGCAGGATTTGGCGGGGGTTCAAGTGCGCAGTTTTTGCGAACAATTGGCAACAGATTTGGCAAGGCTTCGCGTGTAGTATGGCGCGTTGTAGATAAAGATAAAGCAAGAATTGAAGAAAATGTAGCGCGTGCGCTTGAACAAGCAAAAGCCGATCTACAAAAACACTTGAATAAGGAGCGTGCATAAATGGCAGTTGGCGCAGTTGTTGCCCGCATCCTCACCCAGTATTCTGATAAGGGTTCAAAGGCTGCATCAAAAGACATTGCCAAACTTGGTAAAAGTTTTGATGCCTTTGCTAAAAAATCTGCAAAAGCATTTGGAGTTGCAGCATTAGCGGCAGCAGCCTTTGCAGTTAAAATTGGCAAGGATGCAGTTGAAGCTGCCGTTGCAGATCAAAAATCACAAGCACTTCTTGCTAACTCTTTGCGCAATACTGTTGGTGCAACCGATGATGCAATTGCTGGTGTAGAACGACACATTACGGCCCTTCAAAAGCAATTCTCGGTTGCAGATGATGAACTTCGCCCTGCATTTGGGCGGTTGGCGGCAGCGTTTAATTCAACTACCGCTGCTCAAGAGGCAATGCAAATTGCACTCAATGTAAGCGCATTTGCATCTGTTGATCTAGCCACCGCATCTGATGCGATTATTAAGGCAAGCCAGGGGCAATACAAAGCCATTACAAAACTTGTTCCAGGTATCGGTGCTGCAACATTGGCAACAAAAGACTTTGGAAAAATTACCGATAAGGTTTCAAAACTAACAGGCGGTGCCGCTGCTACTCGTGCAGGCACTCTTGAAGGCAAAATGAACGGCTTAAAGATCGCCTTTGGCGAAGTAATGGAAACTTTAGGGTATGCCCTTTTGCCAGTTATGGAAAAGTTTGTAACATTAGTTACTTCACAATTGTTGCCTAAGATTGAAGCATTTGTTGCACTCAACAAAGACAAGTTAGCGGCAGGTTTTCAATTTGCTGCAGAAATGGCTTTTAAGTTGCTTACAACTGCAATTGCCTTTTCAGACTGGTGCGCAAATAATATGGGTCTTGTAAAAACTATGGGGGCGCTTATTGTTGGAATGTTTGCAGTAGGTCGCATTGCTGCATTTGTAACTGCAATTGGAACAATTACTGCCGCGCTGACAGTATTGCGAACAACTGCAATTGGAACTGCAATTGCAACCGCATTTGCAACATCAGGTGTTAGCATTGGATTAGGTGCTGCAGCTCTTGCAACAGTTGGGCTTGGCGCTTACACGCTCAATAATATGTTAAAACCCGATGCAGCAGGCACTGGTCGTAAAGGAATTAGCCCGCGTGGTAACACAAACAATCGTGATTTTAGCGTTGACCCTTACACGCCACCTGTTGTTAAAGGACTTGAAGATTTTACAACTGGTTTGAATCAATCAACAAACGCGCTTAAAAAGGCTACAACATTGCAGGATAAAATTACCGCTGAAGCCGTGCGCCAAAACCTTGCACGCCAAAAATCACTTTCAGGCTCAACCGCACTTGCCGTTGGTCAAGGTGGCAAGTTGTATATGCCAAATAGCGGTGTCAATGTTGCCGTAAAGGTTGAAGGTTCCGTAGTCACTCAACAAGATTTAGTTACCAGCATTGTTAACGGCATTGAACGCACAACTCGCCGTAGCTTTGGAACTACTGGAGCATTTGACCGATGACCGCATTTGATGGAATTACGACACCTTCAATTGCAGTTCAATTTTTTAAAAGTGGAACTTGGACTTCAGCAACAACAACTGATGTAATTCAGATTGATATTCGCCGTGGTCGTTCACGACAAAATGAACGCGATCAATCAGGGTTGGCATTTATAGTTTTCAATAACACATCAGGTTATTATGACCCCGATAACACCAATGCAGGCAGTCCGTGGGTTGTCTCAGGTTCAAGCATTTTGCGTGATGGCCTGCAAATGCGCATCATGGCAACAATTGGTGGCACTTCTTATTCTCTTTACCAGGGTTTTCTTGAGGAAACAAAGGTTGATCAAGGCGAAGCCCCAACATCAACAATGACTTTTGTTGACGGTATTGCATACATCGCCGATGCGCAGGCACCAGCACTGGCCGCTGCAGCAAACGCCGAAACCGCAGCCACACGCGTTGGCCGTATGCTTGACATTGTGGGCTGGCCAGGTGGCGGTTCACGCTCTTTAACTGGCACTGTAAGCCTGTTAAAGACAGTGCAAAATCGTTCTTGTATGGATTTGATTTACCAGGCAGTTGATGCCATTGCTGGCCGTTTTTATATCTCACGCTCAGGTGTAGCAACACTTGTTCCACTAGCCGATAAATTTAGCCGCCCAACTCAATTGCTTTTTACAGATACTGGTGCAAGTAACACGGCACCTTATATGCAACTTTTTACAAATCCTGGTACTTATTATGTAGTCAATCAGGCAGTAGTTAATCGTGGAAACGCCAACAAGCAATACACATCACAATATAATCCAAGTGTTAGCGCTTATGGCATTGCTAAAAATCCTATTGATGCACCTGTTTCTACAGATTCCAATGCTCAAAATTTAGCTTTATACGAATCACGCAAATTAGCAACACCTGTTACTTATGTTGAGCGCATTGATTTCAACGCTTTAGCAATTGGCACAAACGGGTTGCTTTATCCTGATTTCCTATCAACAGAATTGGCCGATCAGGTGAGCGTTGTACGCACAACCTATGATGGCCGCACTATTCAATGGAACCTTGTGGTTGAGGGTATGGCTCACACAATTAGTCAAAGCAACTGGATGGTTTCTTACACCACTTCAGCCATCAATCCGTATTCAATTACAATCTAGGGGGTAGATGATGCCATTATGTCCACAAATCGTTAATACCCCTATTACAGTTACTTTAACGGCAGATTTTACAGTTACCAATGTTTTGCCAGTATTGCCTGCCAACACTGAACAATTAGCGGCAACTGATGCCAATGTTGCAGCAGCGGTGGCAACGGCAAATGCGGCAGCGGCTACGGCTGGAGCTGCACAAAGCACTGCCAATACCGCCCTTGCCAATGCAGCCACTGCCTATGCTGAAGCAATTGGTTCGCTTCAACCAAGTGCTGACACGATAGTAAATGCTTCAAATCAAATAACTGCAATTTCAGCAAATGGCATTACAGTTTATTCAGGTTCATCGCCATCAAGCGGTGCGCGTGTTGTTATGAATTCAACTGGCCTTGCTGGATTTAACTCAGGTGGCAGTGCAACTTTCTCAATTAGTGCATCAACAGGTGCAGCGGTATTTTCAGGTAGCGTTACAGGCTCAACTATTACTGGTGGAACTCTTAACATTGCAGGTAATGCCATCATTGATGCAAGCGGATTATTGACAGCAACAGGTGCCACAATTACAGGCA